GTAGTCATCATCATTTCTAATTCTTTCATGAAGTTCAACTTGTTGTTTTAAATTGTGTTTTGGTGCCAAATCATGCATAACTTCTTGAATTACTCTTTTTGGTGAGGAATTCTCATAATCGGTGACTAATCTTTTTGTTCCCCACATATTGTACATGTATTCTGAGTCTCTATCAACGGGTAAATTTGACATTTTAGCTCCTGTTTTAAAAAATAAAACAGAACTTTTATAATGGAGGTTGCTATCTCCGTATAATTATTTAACGAAAAATTTCTCTTATACTATAATCTTCAGAATTCAGGTATTTTAGAAGTTCCAGTGCTATTAAACGAGGATTTCCATCGCCACAAGTGTAAACATCAATTGCCAAACATTTATTTTCAGGCCATGTATGACAAGAAACATGACTTTCGGAAAGTGCAATTACAATCGTACACCCCTGAGGAATAAAACAATGAGAAAAAACATTCAAAATTGTCATTTTTGCACGATTAATTCCTTTAATCATGACATTTTGAAGTGAATTTATATCATTGATAAGTGAAAAATCTACATTATATACTTCTAATAGTAGATGTTTTCCCATTGAAAACTTGTTCAAGATCAATATTAGTAAAAAAAAATATTTATTTGATGTAAAATCCCCTTCTTCGGTAATCTTCATCACTTATAAACCTATATTCTTTCAAATCCCTAACCTCTTCATCGTTCCAAACTGGTATTGCCACATTATTTTTGTATCGAAAGTCTGGATTTTGTCGAAAATGAACCTCAATTAGGCGATTTCCAATAAATTCACAGTTGATCCAGTCATAATTTCCCTTCAGTTGGGACAAAATACTGGGAAAATCAATTTCCAGGTCAATTTTAGTCCATTTTTTCCATTTATAAAGTGGGTCCTCGGGGTCTTTTTCACCCAAAACAACTAATTTTGACTTTTTTTGGTAAAAATCAACACTAATGTGGTCTCCACGAAATAGTTCACACCAAAATTCCGCTGGATGAAAGTGATCCGTATGGTGTTCAATGTATTCTATACGAGATTCTCTTCCCATTCCCAATAAATTGAATGATGGTCGAACAATATAAAAGTCGGGTTTGGGAACAGTGGTCCCAACTGGACCACAATTATATTCCAAAACCCGACTTAGAAATAGTTTATTATATATCCATAGATCGTCATGATGAATATTTTTCCATTCATCATTACCATCTAAAAGATACATATTATTTTCCTTGTCCCCTATACTTCTTTCGTGCCCCATTGCGAGAAGAGGCGGCATACTTGGTTCCTCCACCATCTCCTTGACGAGACTTCTTAGGAGGACCCGGAATATAAGAACTCTTATTCAGTCCGACTTTCGATTTTGCCATAATTTACTCCGATAACTTCAGTTTTAAGATCTTCTGGTCTTGGAGAACCTGTCTGATAGAATTCTATTGACAGGTCCTCCATAATATTGAAATATTCTTCTTCGGTGAGATTGGTATAAACTAGTTCTCCTCTATGAAAAATATTGTATGAGTCCGCCATTTATATCAAATGATTCTTGACTTTTCGTGACCAACTCTAATACGAGGGTCACACCAAATTTCAAATCCTGCTTCCTTTGCATCCAGGCAGAATGATACATCTTCTCCACACATGTCCTGAACCTGTCCTGATTCAAAAACTTGCATTTTTGGTGCAAACCATGGATACTTCATTTCTGGATGCTCAAAGACACCATTCTTAATTAGTACCCATCCAAATCCAGTGTAGTCCACGGTAAATGGTTTGCGGCGCTTTGAGATACTTTCAATTGTTTCGTGATTCATGACACCACCATTTCCACGGAAGTCATCTTCGTCCAACCAGTGGGCGACCGAGGTTGTATGTCCGTCTTCGGTGGCATACCAACCTGCGGCAATATCTTTTTCCATGAGAACCAGTTGCCAGAACTTTTCGGTATTAAAAACAATATCCGAATCGATCCAAAGTTGCCAATCATATTGGAGTTTTCCGTCCCAGGGAATTTGGTCTGGTCCTCTGAGAACATTTGCACCCAGACACTTACATCTTGCAAAATTAACCATTGATGAATAATCTTGCGAAATTTGGATACTGGCGCCAGCCTGCACCAAGTCAAAGCAAAGTTGTACAAAACTCTTTAAATAAGTATACGAAACTCCTCTTCCGGGTAAACAGAATACCACGGATTTTCCTCTTACCATTTCTTTTGCCGATTCGTAGTCCCATTCTGGTTCTTGGGTTGAAGTCGGCGCTTTTGCCTTTACAGTAAATCCTTTAGCCATAATAGATTGTGATTACATCAGTATCATACAGTATTATCTATATGATGTCAATAAGTTCTTTCTGATAGAACAACTTCGTTTCCTTCAAGATTAAATGAGATTTGTGTGTCCTCGTACCATGAGAGTTCGTTCATGATCTGCTCGGGGATTTTAATATAGTAATTCCCAGTAATTGGATCGACTTCTATGGACTCAAAAATATTTCCGGAATTTTTTTTCATCTGAGTGTATATAAACTTTAATTTTATATATGAGTTTTTATATTTTTAGTGCCGTTGGGTAACACTTTGTAGGTTAGGGTAGTGTTGGGTTTTTATATCCGACCATGGATCCGCTAGATATACCGCCGCACCGCACAACAACTGCCAAACACGAACGAACGAATGAGGCGGCAGAGTATACCTAACTGTCGATCACGAACGAATAGAAAGGGGGGAGGATTGCGCCTCCCCGATATACCTTAGAGTCCGAACTTCTCCCGACAGATAGGACCAATCCCCAGTTCGATTGAAAGGGCATTGGTTAACTCACGACCGCAACATGAGCAGTTCCCGGTATTCTGACCGTACAACTTAGCGGCAGCATAAGGATCAGCGGCGACGGATTGCACACGCTGAATGAGTGCAACCTCACCCAGATTGGTCTCAGTTGCAGTGATCCAACCCAGATAGATGTTGGAGAGAGTTCCCCACTGATTGATCTCTTTATCGTGGGAGAAAACATACATCTTGCCCTGATACTTGGAGGGTTTGACGATAAAGTCTGCGAAACGCATTGTGATGCGCTTCAGTCCCCGATTCTGTGCTTCCTCGATTGCATTTACGATGCCAGCGAAAGAATAGGCGGGGCGGGCGTTGTGGCGGATGATGGGATGGCGCATTGTGCTGACCTTAGGTGTGGTTTGTGAAAAGAAAGGGGGAGGATTGTCTCCCCCTAAGTGTTATCGAACCTGAATGAAGTTAGTTACTTTAGAGATGGTGAAATCTCCGAGAGTTTCTAACATTTTCTTTTGCGCTTTAATCTCCAATTCAATGCGGTTAATCTCAGGACCGTAATCCTTAGTCTTGCGCTCGCAGAGTATAACATTTTGGCGCTTAATCTGAATCTGAGTTACATTCTCAGATGTCATCTGAGTGATTAACTCCACCTTTACTGCGTCAAGTTGATCGCTAAGTTTCTTAATCTTAGCGGTGAGTTCAACAACTTTGGAGGCGTTAGATTGCATGTCCATTGTGTAAAGAACTGTAGGGTGGAAAGTGTAGCTAAAGCAAACCTAGAGAGTATGAAACAGCAGAATCGGCGCGACGGTAGAACCCGCCCGACCCATCGCCCGCGATGCCTTCGGCACCGCCCGATCCTGCTATTTAATTTTCAAGGTTCGCTCCGCTACTGTAACCGCCAGACCCCGACCCCGCAACCCCCAAACGGTAGCAACGGATACCAAACGGCAAACACATCCTATCAGCAACGCTTATGGGTCGAATCCGCCAAACTGTAGCAACCGATACAGAACCACAGGGCACCCATACCTACGCTGGAGGGCGGGAGGAGAGGGGAATCCTGGCAGAGTTTGTATAAAGAACTCAACCAGTGTAAAGTATAAAGAACTAAGACAGGACTGAATGTAAAGAATAAACCACACCACTGACAATAAATTACATTCAATCCTGAGTTAGTTCTTTATACTTTCATTCTTTATTCTTTTTTTATTCTTTATTCATTTAATCAATTCTGCAGGAGAACCACAAGACCTGTAGAATGTTACCATTCTTTGTGCTTCCTCCAATGATGTGAATGATTGTGTTCTCCATTCACAAGAATTGTATGGAGTTTGGTATTTAATTGTGAAACCAATTGAATTGATTTGTTGTTGATTATTGTGCATGAATCTAGTTGATGAATGTGTATTGAATGATGTGTGATCTCGTCGAGATTGTATGAATGATGTGTGATCTCGACGAGATGTAATCTAGACTAGATCAATAATGATGCTTTGACATCACGCAATTCGGATCATTGTACCAATCAGAATCCTCATAAGATTCGGACAGTTTCTCATCAACAAGATCGCAGAATTGCTCCATGCGAATGATAAGATCATCGGTCAATTCAACCATTCCAGTAGTAACCAACTGGGCGATTTCTTCGGGGGTGAGAATAGTTTGCATGATGATAATTGGGGGGGGGGAGGAGTCCGTCCGGACCCTCCCGTATTGTATCAGATCAGAGGCGCCCTTTGCGACCCAGTGCCGCCCATACATGAGCGGAACCAGACTGAATCTTAGCACCATTGCGGACCCATACGATCTGACGGGTGGCGATGCTGCAGGCGATGTTCAGAGTCATGGAGTGGTGTGGTGTGAACTGAGAGAAGTCTAGGGGATCGGTGGGGACCGTTGCCGATCCCCTTGTGACACTTAACGGATTGTCACAGCATCCCGATCAATCGCATCATCGTGGTGATCTGAACTGGAGTCTGCCAGTTGATAACATCCTCCAGCATGTTACCATTGGGGCGGATGATAGCAACCTCAAAGGTATCGTGGTCGATGTCACCATGAAGACCGCAATTCTTCGGTCCTGCGACTACAGAGATTTCCCAACCATTCTCAAAGATGTGGTGGGCATGTGTGGCACCTTTGATGACACCGTGATCGGAGAAGGTCAGAGCGGAGAAGTTCATCGGGTGGTGTGGTGAACTGATACCAGTATGGGGGCAAACGGGACGCTGTGCCACCAGGTTGTGCCACTTGTGGAACTGTCCACTGTGGCGGTCGGATGGGTCTGGGGTGCCTGTAGACTATGGGGACAATCAGCAGAGGTGCGGGGTAGCACTGTAGACGACAATGATCGACACCGACCCTGCAAACTTTTTTTAACAAAAAAAGTATACAAAAAAGGGGCGAAGTTGCCCCCCTTAAGTATAATCAATCAGCGGCAACCATCATGCCATGCTGTACCACAACTGTTCGCGGCGATTATGTCAGCGTCAGAAGGTTGCCAACCTTCGATGTATTCCAGAATCGCAATCAGATCCTCGACTTTATCATAAAGGTCTGGAGGGACTGAGAGATCGTTGACAATACGCTCCCAAACCGGGAGAGTAGCAGCGGCGACAGTGTGGCAGTCGCAACGGTTCAGGATGGCGGTTGCCTGGGAAGGATCAAGAATCATGGGAGCGGTGTGGTTGACTTGTTCATCCTACAGCATCGGTGGCAGGTTCGGGGGGATCTCAGTCCCCCCTTGTGCCACCTGTCAGACTGTCACAATCTCATTGACTGTCTTTTTAGCGGTGCCGTGTGCGGGAAACGCTATCACAAACTCACGATCCGCTTTCTGACACAAACCGCAAGTGCTGCAGGTTACACCTTCATGGATTGTTGCGGGGCAAGTGATAACCTTACGGCCACTGGTTGTGGTGTAGAACCGTTGAGTCTGGTCAGAGTGAACAACTGCAACGGCGGGAATGTTATGCTGACTCATCACACGGTCAGCTTCATCAACCGACTCACAAGATGCGTTGACGGTGAAACCTAAACCGTTCGCATTCTGCAGAGCGATGATGTTATGCTCGTTCAGAATGTGATGCGAATAGGTGAAACCTTTGCGACCCTTGTTTGCATCAATCAACTGACGCAGTTTCAGGTAATCAATGTTACCGTTGTTGTGCTGCAGATCGCCAGACACATTATGGCGCCAGAGTTGCCCGCGCTGAATCTTACGAATCTGTGCAATGAACTCTTGCCAATCTACACCGCGTTCAGCGTTAGAAACCTTGCGCCAGTGTAGTGCCTGAGGACCACTCTTAGCGTAACAACCTTTATCATAGAATGGGCAGGTTGTGGGGCAGGTTGCACGGTCGCTGGTGCTGGTGGGAATGGGTCCAGTCTTGGCGTTGCTGGAGATCAGGGTGAGAGCGGTGTTCATCGGAGTGGTGTGGTGAACTGCGGTCATCCTAAGGGTAGGGTGGGGGGCATCGCTGCCCCCCTTGTGCCAGTTCTCAGACTGTCACTTCCACAGACCTTCAGACTTCAGACGGTCCACAAGTGTGCTGGCAATACTACCACAATGGGGGCAGATTGTAGCATACTTGATCTCACTCCGCAGAGAATACTGATAGGAGTTTGTGTACTCTTTGGGAGTGAACTTGTAGCGATAGATTGCACTCACAGTCTTCAGAAGTTGGCGCTTCTGAATGTCATTCCCGACCCAACGGTAAGCAGCAACAAAGGGTCCGAAGTCGGTATAACCTTTGCGGCAATACTCCAGAAGGTCTACAACTTTCTTGGAAAGTTGAGCACCAAGATGAGGAGTAAGTTCCGCCAGAACGACATCCTTAAAGGGTACAAGTTCTGCGGGTTCGGTGTTAACAACTGGCGCAGACTGTTGCGCCGTTGCCTGACTCAAACCGATCAGGAAGTTGGCGATCTCAGGATAGGTGCCGGTCATCTGAATGGTGGCGCCGTTGTTGGTGATGGTGACGGTTTCCATGGTGAGAAAGCGAGTCGGCGTCAGTGGTGCGCCGTTGGTGGAAGTATGCCGCCCCAGAACCGACTCGATCAACCACCATTGTGCCACCTAGCAAACTGGCACAGCATCGGGGTTTGGTGGGTTGTTCTCCTGTATCTTATGAGAACAACAAGCACCAACGGGGGAAGGGTATCCCTACTGAACAATACATCGCCACGGAACCTGCCAAAAAATAATAATAAAAAAAGAAAAAAGGATCGGACACCACCCCGATCCCTTGAATCACCCACTCCAAATACGCTATGATTATCTGTTCTCTTTCGCGCTGGGTAACTTTATCTTATAGTGGGAGGCAAACCCCTTCCTCCAGTATCAGAAGTCTACTATCCAGTGGGCATCGTTGTCAAGTGAAACCCAAAAATGGTATTTGCGATTCATGGATGTGAGAAATAGATTCCTCCCAGTGTTTTGTTCAACAATACACTGATCGTTGTTATCCATGAGATTGGCAAGACGATTCTTTGCCTTTTTTGAGATTGGTGTGACGAAAGCGGTGTTCATGTTGAACCTCGTCGAGATGTGTATAATCTAGTTGATGATGCAGGTCTCGTCGAGAATGATGTACCACTAGATGAAGTGGCACATCTCGTCGAGTTTTAGAACTCAATCTCGTCTAGTGTGGGGACATTATCTTCACTAGATTCACCACTGTCCATCCCATTACACAGTGCATCAAGAATTGAAAGGATGCTATGCCCATCTTTACCTAGACGAAGTTGAGAAATCAGAAGTTCTTTAGTCATAATCAAACACGAAGATAGGGGAAGTTAGAATCAAAAAGACCAGGAACTGCAAAACTCGTTACTTTGAGTTCAGTTCCGTCATCATACCATCCATCGCTAAAAGAATCATAAACAAGAACCTCTCTGTCTAGTTGATCCTTGTCAAGAGTCTGAATCATCTGGAGAAGTTGCTGATAGGTCATGAGATGTCTCAAGAACAAATGAAATGTATCAGGGATCTCATGAGAACACAAGACCCCTTGTGACAGTTATCAGACCGACAGCAGTTGCTCGCTACGAATAGCGGAGTTAATGAAACGACCCACAGAATCATCCTTTTCGATGACGGTGTTCAGATCATTCACAAAGGTAGAAGGATCGGCAACCTTGTAGGTGTAGTTACGACCACCCACAAAGGTGATGGTCACTTGCTCATCTTGCACATCGGTGATGTTTTCGATGGCGCTGGATTGGAACTTGAACATAATAAAAACAAAAAGTAAGGGTTTGAGTGAAGTGTTTTGAGCGGGATGCTTCACCCCCGCTGATGAACCTATTATGGCACGGGTTGGCGGTGGCGTCAACCCTTGTGTGCCAGTTACTTAGGTGTCACAATGGCAGATTCCATGCACACCTCACGAACGCTGCACTGAGCATAATCATACCCGTTCTTTTCAGTGAGAAACTCTTGATACTTTTCGGCAGCAGATTTGCAATCAAAAAGGCGCAGAGACTCAAAGTGTTCGCCTCCATAATGCCAACCACCGATCACAGCGTAGACTTTCATGGGATTTCTCAGGAAAAAAGAAAAGCAAAGAAAGGAAGAATCAGCAAAAGATGATACATCTTGATTGTTTGTGATGTACCATTCTTATAGTGAATGATCAGAAGATCCTTAGTCATGAGATTTCTCAGGAACAAACGTAGTATGGCACGGATCGGGGGGCACCACAACCCCCCTTGTGCCACCTATTCGACTGTCACACTTAGTTTATCAAAAAGTGTGGAGATTTCACATAAATCTAAACAAGTAATTTCCTGAATCTCATAAGAAGAAAAATGATTAAAGAGTGTGAGAATTGCCGCAATCTCACGGGCAGTCAATTGATTGGTGTCAGTCATTTCCTCAAGGGAGAATTGAAGTAACGAGTGAAGCATAGCACCAGAATGATGCCAGTGGAGATGACCCCGACCAGTCCAAGAACTGTCACAGAGTCACCAGCGAAGGTGTAGGTATCAGGAGTCATCAGAAGTCCCAGTTAGAGTTCAGAAATGCGTTCCAGGTGAGTTCATCATCATCCTCATCCCTCATTTCAGGAATGTCGAAAATCTCACCAGGAGAATCTTGAATCTCAGACCAGAAATCAGTGTCAAAGTCCATGAGTGGTGTGATTGGTTGACTTGTTCAGTATAGGGGCATCACAGGCGATCCTGGGTGCCCCTTGTGCCAGTTTCTAAAGTGTCACTTCCAGTTCTTTGCAATTTCTTGAGCATTGCTACCAAGAAAAGTATAAACTCGGCAGTCGGGGAGTTTTCTACCCAGAATACCACAACACTTCACAAGTTCATCACCATCTGCTTGGATTTCGGTGACTTCGTAATAGTATTTGTTGAGATTGATTGTCAACGAATCTTGATCGATGTACCCAGAGTAATCATGAACACTTGAAGTGGTTGCGTAAAGCATGAGAGTTCTCAGGAACAAATGAAATGTATCAGGGATCTCATGAGAACACAAGACCCCATGTGCCAGTGATCAAACTGTCCTACCAGTCTGCTCCACCTCATGCTTAATCATAGCAATTGCCCAAAGAGCGTTCTCACCTTCATCAAGATTTGGAAAGTTGTTGCTATAAACCTTCAAAACCGTTGCAATGGTCTCCAGAGCAGAGAAATCAGTGCGGTTGATGTTCAGTTCCATGAGAGTTGTGTGAACTGCAGTCATTATAAGCACAAAGGCGGCAAAGGATTTGTGTCCTTGTGCCGCCTTTTTTAGTGTCACACATAAAGGTAAGTCTGCCCTATAGTATGGTATTAATAGTCGAATTCGTACTCCTTGACAGTTGAATAGACTCTCTCATCACCCTCAAGATCCAAAAGATCTTTCCAGTCTATATTCTCCACATCTAGATCATCATAACACTCGATGTCCAGCGTAACTTGAACTAGGCGCTTCTGTGCAATTGGCATAAGAATCTCGTGCGTTGTTGTGTTATTGTATCATGCATAGTGGCGATACGCAAGATCCTGATAATCTTGCCCATCTCGTGCATAATCCTCGTCGAGATCTGTTGTACCATACTCGTAGTATGAGTCCTCGTCGAGATTATAATCGTTGGCGTATGTATAGTCGAGATCGTAGTCGTCGTACATAAAACTCGTCGAGATTGTGTAACTGTGTCATCATAGCATAAAACTCGACTAGATGCAAGGTGGGATGCAGGTCTCGTCGAGATTCTCATAAGAATATATATCTCTTATATTAAGAAATGTCATATAATGCTAACATCTGGGGGTGTGCCAGTTTTTTGAGTGTCCTGAAGCTTGACAAACTGCGCGTCTTATGGTATGCGGGGTAAGCTCACAAGACTCAAAGGCATTTATAAGCATTTATAGGCATTTATAAGACTCAAAGGCATTTATAGGCATTTATAAGCATTAAAGAGCATTTATAATCATAAACATTACCATTATACAATACCAAAAGAAAACCTCAAAAATATATCAAATTATACCAAAAAATACCCAAAAAGAATACACTACAATATGTTAATAATCTATATACAATACTATAAGAGTACAATACAATACACATGTCACAGGGTATAATCTATCTTATCATTAACAAAGAGACAGGGCACAAATATATCGACCACACAACTCTTCCAATGAACAAAGAGTGGCAAAAACACATTGAACTTGCAAAAAGAATGTCCTCTTCACTATTACATAAGGCATTTAGGCAATTTGGTCTTCATAAATTTACCATTAAAGAAATTGATGAATGTCACGAAAGATTATTAGAAGAAAGAAAGCAATACTGGATTCAATACTATAAACCAGAATATAATGATGAAAAGTATGTTCAAAACAAAGAAAAAGTTATCATAGAAACCCCGAAAGAAGATAAACCAAAGAACATAACATACTATACAATTAAACCAGAACACAGAGCAACTGGTAAATATGCAAGTATTCGTATACAAGGAATTAACATTGAAACTGGTGAAATAAGAGAATGGGATAACAGTAGAGATGCGGCAGAAGAGATTACTGGAAATAGAAACTATAATGCCAACATATTAAAAAGCGCCAAAAAAGGAACACTTTGTTATGGTTATCGTTGGAAGTTATTAGAAGGAAAAACATTAAAGAAACCAG